AAGATGGGGGCCATTGATGGCCTATCTATTGGTTATAGAGTTTCTCCAAAGGGTGCGATGTACGATGAGCGTGGCAAAAAGCGTATGCTCAAAGAAGTCGACCTTATGGAGATTAGTGCTGTCACCTTCCCAATGAACCAACGCGCAAGGGTTCAGGCGGTTAAGGGTGAGCAGCGCACGGTTCGTGAATGGGAAGAGGTTCTGCGGGATGCAGGAGAGCTTTCCAGAAGCGAGGCAAAAGTCGCGGCAAATGCCGTGTTTAAGGCTTTAGACCAGCGTGAGGTTGGCGATGAGCAAAAGGATGTCATTGATTCAATGACAAAACTCACCAAAATCCTAAGAGGAGACTGTGATGTCTGATGATGTCAAAAATGCAGTCGAAGGTATCGCCACAGCTTTTGAAGAGTTCAAAGCTACAAACGATGCTCGATTGACTGAAATTGAGAAGAAGGGTTCGTCTGACCCGCTGGTTGAAGAAAAGCTCAAGAATATTGAAGCTGATCTGGATCGGTATGAAGATATTAACCAGAAGCTAACACTTGCCCAGCAGCAGCAGAAGCAAGTGGAAGAAAAGATGAACGACTTTGAGGCGTTGCTTAAGCGTCCTGAAGCTTGTCTTACTACTGAGCAAGTGGACACTAAAACAGAAATGTTTGATAAGTGGCTGCGTAAAGGCAAAGAGAACATGGAGCCGCAAGAAGTTAAGGCTCTCACAGTTAGCGATGATACCGCTGCTGGTTTCTTGGCCCCACCAGAGTATGTTCGTGAATTGATCAAAACTCTTACTGAGATTTCATCAATGCGTTCAATTGCTCGTGTTCGTGCAACATCACAGAAGTCAGTTCAGATTCCATCTCGCACAGCAACTTTTGCGGCGCAGTGGGTAGCTGAATCAGGCACTCGTGCTGAGACAACTGGTTACACAACACAGCTTGAAGAAATCCCTACTCATGAAATGTATGCTTTGGTAGACATCTCTGAGCAAGAGCTTGAGGATTCAGTCTTTAATCTTGAGGCAGAAATGCAACAGGAATTTGCAGATCAGTTTGCGAAAGCAGAAGGTAATGCAATGATTGTTGGTGATGCTGTTGGCAAGCCTGAAGGCATCATCACAAACTCAAGCGTTGGCACAACCAATTCAGGAGCAAGCGCCGCCCTCACAGGTGACGGCCTCATTGACTTGGTTCATGCAGTTAAGTCGCCATACGGCACTAACGGAACATTTATCTTCAACCGTACCACTCTGGCGGCTATTCGTAGCCTCAAGGATACGGCTGGTCAGTATGTGTTCCAAGCTGGCATGATGCTAACTGCGGGTGTACCGAATACTATCTTGGGCTACCCTTACGTTGAAATGCCAGACATGGCTGACGTAGGTGCTGGCTCTAAGTCAGTAGCATTTGGTGATTTCTCACGCGGATACATGGTTGTTGACCGTGTTGCTCTTAGCGTTCTACGCGATCCATTTACACAGGCAACTAGCGGCAATGTCCGTTATGTAGCTCGCCGTCGTGTTGGTGGTCAGGTGGTACTGCCAGAAGCTCTGCGTATCCAAGTAACTTCAGCTTAAGGAGGGGTAAATGTACGACCTTTCAAACTCAATTAGCCCAGCCGTATCTATCATTTCGGCTGTCCGCACTGCGGCAGTCAATGGTGGTGGAGTTGATCTACAAGGCTATGAATCAGCAACCGTCCTTGTGGATGTTGGCGCAGAGGGCGACACGCTTTCAGGCTCAGTCTATTTTGAGGTTTCATTAGAGGAATCTGATGACAACTCAACATTCACTGATGTTGCACAAGCTGGCATCGTTGATGGAACTATCGCCGCTGGCGGTATTTTCCTGAAACTTGACGGTACAGCGGGAGGCAACCCAGACACTACTGGTGCTATCTTCCGCGTAGGTTATGTCGGTGGTAAGCGTTATATCCGTGTTGTTCTTGCTAAAACAGGTACACACTCAAACGGAACGCCTATCGGTGCTATGGTCATCAAAGGCCATGCGCGTCACACTGGCGACAATGCCTTTACGCCACACAACGCCTAAACAATATTGGGGGCAGAGGAAACTCTGCTCCCTAACCATTAAGAGGTGAACGTATGTCTGTTAAAATTTTGCAAAGTGTAAAAGCAATTTCTGATGAGCGTGGCGTTCAACCCTTAAAAACATATAAAGCTGGCGATACATTCCCTACGGATGAGCCGTGGCAGCGCGAAATCGCTGAGAGCCTCATAAGGGGCGGTTTAGCAGAAGATACTAAGGTTGTGGCCCCCACAGAGACAAAGGCCGTGGAGAGGGCTAGAAACGCTGATGGCACACTTATGGGGGATAACCCAAGCACCCCAGATGTCAATGAAGCATGGGAAGGTGGAGTTGCGCCAAGGAAGCGTGGTCGTCCTAAAAAAACATAATTAGGAGGCCATATGAGCCGCGATCTTAATGCTGACCTTATCACTCAGATTACATCCCCTGCGTACAGGCCATTTTTTGCAATTAAGGCTGTATTAGATAGCACCACTCTGTCTCTTTGGACAGGTATCGGTGATATTAGCATCTCTGGCACAACATATAGTGGTGTAGGCACTTTTTTAGATATCAGTGATATTGAGGAAACTGCTCAAATATCCGCTAAAGGTTTAGCCCTCACCTTGAGCGGTGTACCATCTGATCTTTTGTCCTTGGCTCTTACAGAGCAATATCAAGGCAGACTTCTTACACTACTATTTGGCGTAACTGATCTGCAAAGAGTGTTCCTGTTGCGGCAGAGCGGTGATTTCATATTGCTGCAAGATGGCGGCAAGGTGATTTTGAACACTGATGATGTCCCTGCTGAGTTGTTTAAGGGGTACATTGACCAAATGATCATTGATGAAGGCTCAGAAACATCAACAATATCTGTTGCTGTTGAAAGCAAGCTAATTGATTTAGAGCGTGGCAGAATTTTCCGTTATTCAAACCAAAGTCAAAAAGCCACATTCCCAAATGATAAGGGATTGGAATTTGTTGACAGTCTGCAAGACAAGAAATTCAATTGGGGCAGAGAATGAAAACCTCAACTTGGGATATGGACCTTACGCAGTTTATAGAATCCAAAAGGGATGAGCCTTTTGAGTGGCGTAAAAATGATTGCCTTACCTTTATTTGTGATGCTTACAAAGTGCAGACAGGCAGCGATGCCTTGCACAAAGAGGTTTATAAATATGATTGTGCCAAAACAGGGCTATCTGCCTACAAACGGTACATCAAGGCTGGCAAAAGCTATGAAAGCACCCTTAATCGCCTTTTAACGCCCTTTGAGGGGGTGTTGCCCCCTAGAGGCTCCATAGTAGCTAATAAGGACATTGATGGCGCTGGTGAGGTCTTGGGGGCGGCTTTGGGTATAGTCATATCAACACAGGCTGTTTACATAGGCCCAGACGGGCTTTTGTTTTTGAATGTTAAGCCGGATCAAAGGGCGTGGTTAGTATGAAAAAATTGCTCCTATCCACGACAGCCATTGTATCATTAGCGATATTTATGCCTGTGGCAGCGATGGCTGATCCCATAACTATGGCGGTAGTGGCAACCGCAAGTTCTGTTGGCGCGGCATATCTTGCCGGAACGGTTATCACCAGCACACTTATATTGACGCATTTTGCTGTCAATGTAGCCATGAGCTATGTTTCTCAATCATTGGCTCCATCTATGCCTAAGATTGGGTCATTGGGTGGCGGCGGTAATGTGGGTGCAAGTCAAGCTGGCTATACAGTCAGTGGTCTAAGTTCTGTTGGTGACCATGCTATTATTTATGGCCAAGCAAAGGTCGGCGGTGTTGTGGTCTACAAAGAAGCAACAGATGGCAATAAGTTTCTGCATATTGTTGTAGCTTTGGCGGGGCATGAGTGCCAATCAATAGAAAAAGTCTATTTTAACGATGAAGAACTCACATTAAATGCTGATGGTGATGTAACTGCTCCCACTAAGTATGTCAGCAAAGCAAGAGTAAAAATACATTTGGGGTCAGCCACACAGACTGCTGATTCATTTTTGATATCTGAATCTGACGGCAAGTGGACATCAGATCACAGATTGCAGGGTATATGTTATCTTTATGTCAGGCTTGAGTTTGATGCTGATGCTTATCCAAATGGAGAGCCAAGCATTACGGCCTTGGTCAAAGGCAAAAAAGTTTACAATCCAAGTACAGCCTCCACAGCGTGGTCAGCAAATGCTGCTCTCTGCTTACGGGATTACCTTGTGTCTAGTTATGGCCTAGCGGCTGAAACAGATGAGATAGATGATACTAAGTTCATTGCCGCTGCAAACATTTGTGATGAAGATGTTACCCTCGCGGCTGGAGGCACTCAAAAACGCTATGAGAGCAACGGCTCATTCACTACAGCAAGCAAACCAAAAGACGCCATAGATGTTTTGTTAAGGTCTATGGGCGGCACAATTTGGTACGCTCAAGGCAGATGGCGGGTCAAAGCTGCGGCTTATGTCACACCGGCCTTGTCTTTCGATGAAAGCGATCTGTTGGCTGGCCTTACTATATCAACAAGGCACAGCAGGAGAGATAACTTCAATATTGTTAGAGGCACGTTCAAAGGTGCAGAAAGCAATTTCCAAGCATCAGATTACCCAGAGATAAGAAGTCAGGAATTCATTGATGTTGATGGTGGGCAAGAATCAGCCATTGATTTTGATCTTGGAATGACAAACACCTCCACCGCCGCGCAGCGCATAGCAAAGATAGCCCTGTTTAGAAATAGAGAGCAGATAACGGTTGAAGGTGCTTTCACCATAAAGGCCATGCAAGCGCAAATTGGTGATATTATAAAGCTCACAAACACCCGTTTGGGCTTCACGAACAAAACATTTGAGGTTGCCAACTGGCGGTTTGATATAAATCAAGACTCTGGTTTTGTTGTTCACATGACTTTAAGAGAAATATCTTCAAGCGTTTTTAACTGGAATGCTGAAGAAACTGCTTTTGAAGACAATAACAGCATCCTGTTTGATCCGTTTGATGTGCCAGCAATAGGGGTTGCTCTAGCAAGCGAAGCTAGGATTATTCACGAACACCTAACAAATGTTATCACTGTAACAACCACATCATCGTTCCCAGAGCGGGTTAATGCGGTAGAGGTTCAATATAAGAAATCAACTGATTCAGATTTCATAAGTGCTGGCACGGGTGAGCTAGGAAAGTTTGAAATTATTGATGTCCTAGATGCTGATTATGATGTTAGGGCGAGGGCTATTAATACATTCCAAATCAAGGGCGACTTTACTACTAGCTCTAACTTCTCTGTTACTGGATTGGCCGCCCCACCCGCTAATGTAACTAACTTCAGTTACAATATTTCACAGGCTGGCATCCATCTTGAGTGGACGCCTGTTGCTGATCTGGATTTGTCATTTTACAGAATAAGGCAATCTGATGAGGAAAGCGGTGCGACATATGCAAATGCCACCACTGCCGTAGATAAAGTACCTCGCCCTGCAAATACTGTTACGGTGCCACCGAGAACAGGCACATATCTAATCAAAGCGCATGACAAATCAGGAAACCAATCAGAAGCCGCAACCTCACTGGTCATATCTGCCGCTGATCTCTTGGGATATACAAACACCAGCAATCAAAACGAACACACATCATTTAGTGGCACTAAAAGTGGCTGCTCCGTTGATGGATCAAGCAGACTTATTATTACAGACCCGTCATCTGCTCCAAGCACCGCCACTTATACTTTCAGCAACTATATAGACACATCGTCAGTGAGGGTGGCGAGAGTTGAAATACTCACCAAAATGCTGCGAATAGATAATTCTGCGGCAACTTTTGATACATTTACGGGCCTTTTTGACTCTTTTGGCGGTTTGTTTGACGATTTAAGCGGGGGCAGTTCCTTCGCGGATACAAATGTGATAGCATTCGTAAGCACAACAGATGATGACCCGTCAGGATCGCCAACGTGGTCAGCATATAAGCGGTTTAAGGCCGGTGATTTTTCAGGCAGGGCGTTTAGGTTTAAGGTTCAATTAGAAAGCTCCTCAAACAATGTGACCCCAGCATTGGTAGAGTTAACTGGTAGAGTGAGATTTAATTAAATGGCAATTCATGATTATGTGATTGATAACCAGACTGCTCCTGCTTTCAGGTCTGATTTGAACAATGTGCTTGCTGCCATTGCTACAAATAATTCTAACGCATCCGCTCCATCAACTACTTACGCTAATATGTGGTGGATGGACACAGCCAATAACTATTTGAAAATACGCGACAAAAACGATGCAAACTGGATTATTGTTGCGGAAATGGATGTTTCTAATTCTCGCGTCAAATTAATCTCAGATAGTTTACAGGCCGCAAGCGGCGGCGGCATCGCAATCAAAAACAGCAGCGGCACGACAATTATTGATTTGAATGTAGCCTCTGAGGCAACTGCAAAGGCTGGAACAAACAATACTGAATTGATGACGCCGTTAAGAGTGAAACAAGCAGCGGCCACTCCAACGGGCGTTATACTTCCTTTTGGCGGCACATCAGCCCCTAGTGATTTCTTGCTATGTTATGGCCAATCTCTTTCAACAAGCACTTATGCTGATCTACACGCTGTGATTGGGTTTACCTACGGTGGCAGCGGATCTAGCTTTAATTTGCCTGATTTGAGGGGCAGGATTGTTGCGGGTCAAGATGACATGGGCGGCTCGTCTGCAAACCGCCTCACATCACCTATTAACGGCGACACTCTTGGCGCGGCTGGTGGATCAGAGAGTCATACCTTGGCTATATCTGAGATGCCAGCACACAACCACACTGGTGTAGTTCAACAGCGCGAAGACTTTAACCCGACCAGCGGGACTACCACCCAGACGCCGCTTGGCTTTGGCGACACACGAGGCGGTTCGCGTGCATCAGCGTCACCTCTCACTATAGACAATACAGGTGGGGGCGGCGCACACAACAACGTACAGCCAACAATAATATTGAATTACATAATAAAAACGTAGGTAAACATGGCAAATTTAAAAATATCTGATTTAGCCGCCTTAACTGGTGCAAACACTGCTACAGATGACGTTTTTGTAATTGTTGATACAGCTGCGGATGAAACCAAAAAGATTACCCGCGCTGAGTTGGTCAATGCGTTAGAGCTTGGCACGTTTGATGCGGTGCAGATCACAGGTGGAACAATCAATGGCGCGGTCATAGGTGGCTCTACTG